CTGGGTCTTCGGAGGCAATCCTTCTCCAGATGCGTATGTTGGACCTGTTGAGGACTTCGTTAAGGTCGGAGTCGCTCCACACGCTCTCGGACTGGTCGCCAAGCATAAGGCGTAACTGCGAACGGGCGCTCAAGAGATTCATGTCTCACTCCTAGAAGTACAGCTTCTCGCCCTTCTTCCAGAGAGGCTTCTCTGGGTCTTTGAGGTACTGGCTTTGGCTACTTGTGTTATCTCGCATCTGGCGAAGCTTCTTTTGTCCGTGCTCAGTCCACATGGCGCGGTCTTTAACGGTCTCAACCAAGTCCTGGTCTGCTGGCAGGAACCCACCGGAAAGGCTGGTGTGCCTATAAAAGACGTATGGGTTTCCGAAATGGCGTTCATGCCAAACCTCCCAGCATTCATGGCGAGGGCTCCAGCGCAACTCTATCCTAGAATCAAGCCGTTTCAAAGCTCGAATCTCTTGCCTGGGCAAAGCGCCGGGGAAAGAGGTGGCTGGAACGCTGTCTGGAATTGACTGGCTTGAAGTAACTTGCATTGTTCCTCAAATAAAAAAGGGAGGAGGCCACGGATGACCCCCTCCCTATGCTCGGGGGAGGAGCGGGATTAAAGCGACACGATGTCTTGGGTGACGTCCTGAAGGACACCAACCGAAGACGGGCTGTGCGCGATAAACTGTCCGGCCCAACGTAACCATCCGTGGAACTCATCATAGCTAGTTCCAGTATGGCGAAGGAAGGAGCCGTCCTCTTTGGCCTCGCCCATGGCGGCTGCCGTGGCGTAACCCATCTCACCCGTATCACAAGTGATGACTCGCTCGTGTGGGCAGTATGGGTCAACAAGAACCTTCAGGTCTCCCTGACCCGTAGTGGCGTTAGCCGTCGTGTAGAGAGGCTTGGTCCCCGGCTTGTGGCCGGAAGGAAGCTGTCCTTGGTTGAAGAAGGAGTGGTTGGACTCGCTCAAGCTAATGAACTCGTGCCACATTCCTGGATTCATAACCATAAGATTGGGCTTTACAAAGAACTGCTGGTTCATCTCCAAGAGAAGAGCATCGATGCGCTCAAACGTAAGCGCCTCGTTGGTTCCAGCAGTGGACCCAGTCTTTACCATTGGCTTCCAGTAGCTATCAGTACCACCAGCTTCAGCAACCGTCTTGCCGAGATAGGTGTGGTCAAACAAAGCATTACCGATACCAAGCAGCCCGGCCTGGCAATCAGCAAGCTCCACTCCTGAGTCAGTAAGAGCTACGCCTGTCGCGGTTGAGACTGTTGTGTCATCAACTGGAGATGCAAAGTAAATCGGAGAATCTACGATAATGCCTGTTGGAAGTATTGCGTCAAGAACAATGCTGGCATACCCAGAGGAATAGGTGCTTCGATCAACGCTTGTGATCTTACGCAACCAAACCAGGTTAGACCCACCAACTCGAGACGCAACGGCAATGAAGTCTCCAGGCTGAAGCCAGAGGCCACCTTGTGCCTGAAAAGCACCGCTAGTCCCGTTGCCTTTTCGCCATGCACCCTTTACCTCAAGAGGTGTCGCAGCAGCGCCATTCTTGTCGGCGCCAGCCGTTTGCGTTGCAATCCTGGCAACAATGTTGGACTTACCGAAAGTAAGGTCTCCAGTAAGAGGGCTGTCAACAACATCACCAGCGGTGTACCCGAAGGACCCGCCGTAGAGATAAACATTCATGCGGCGCAAGAACTCTTGCTTTGCATCAGTAATAGCCTGGTCAAGGATATTCTTTATGTAACGCTCGTGGCCGCCCTTCATCTGAAGGTCCCACGCGAAACTTACGAGGGTACGGAAAACCGTGTAGTCGAACGTACACTGGTCGTAAGAGGCCGAGCCGCCTGTCGGCAAGCGACCAGCAGTACCACCAACAACCCCACGCTTCGCCTTTTGGCGAACAGGGAAGCTAGCTGTATTACCTGGGCCCCAGGAAACAACAGTGTTCATGTTTTTGAAAAACTCATACCCAGGATTTTCTACCTGGATTTGCTCAAACATCCGAGGGATGTAAAAGCTGGTAAGCACCTTATCAAGGCTAGAAATAGCCATGTTATTGGATGCTGTACCACCGTAACCGGGAGGTGTAGCAAGTGGTTTCATAATTAAACTCCGAAACTAAAAATAAAAACTAGGGCATCACATCATTGTTTTAAACGCGGCCATAACCGCAGCATCAAACTCATTGTCCGTCATTTCACCAGGGGCTTTAGACGGTGTAAAGGGTTGTTTCTGGCCACCTGCTGGAGCACGGCGCTCTTTAGCTGCATTCTTAGCAGCCAGTTCGGAAGCTAAGCCCTGGATAAGCTTGGTGTATGTGCCCACCTGTTGCATGATCGAAGACCTGTCTATATCAGAGCGACCAGTGCGCGCTTGCTCACGGGCCACAGCGACCATCACGTTCTGAGAAACAGCTCGGAGAAAACTTCGGCCTGTTGCCGATTTGGGGTCAATCTCCAGCTTCGTCATCTCATCAGCGACCGCGTGGTCGATGGTCGAGGTAATGTTGTCTCGAGTCTTCTGCGAGGCAAGCTGGTCTCGCTCAGCCCTGATTCGATTAAGCTCAGATTCTATTCCCTGGAACCGCTTGGTGAGAAGGTCCTGGTCCTCCGCTGCATCGCTCTGCTTGACCGCCTCTCTGGCCTGGCGAATCATATCCGCCATCCCATCTGGGCTCATTCCGGGTGGCGCAGCCTCTTGGGCCGGGGGCGCCTCGCCCTGTTCAATCTCAGCCAACAGTGCGTCAAGGTCAAACCCGCCTTCCGGCGCGGCTGCTGGGGCATCTCCAAGAGGAAGCTCTCCCATCATCGCAGCCTCCGGGGGTAACTCAGGCGCCGCCTCGGGCGCTGCTGCTGCTGCCTCCACGATTCCACTTACGTCTGGCTCTTCACCAAGTAAACTCTGTTGCTCTGCCATCTCTCTCTCCTATTGTTCTAGTCCGGCCATGGCGGCAAGGGCTGATTCTGCGCCCTTGTCCACTCCTGGCTCTGCGAATTCAATCATATCCATTGGTAGTCCCCCAGGCGCTGCCTGAGACCCGGCTATCTGTAATCCCGGAGGGCCACCCATCGGACTAGGCGCTCCTTGCTGTTCGGCTGCTTGTGCGGCTGCCGCCTGTTGCATGAACGCCTTATGCTTCTCAATGTGAGTCATAAAGCGACCACGTATCGCGTCTCCTGGCTTTTCAATCAGGAGATATTTGACATGTTCCTTAAGATGTGTCTCGTGCTCCTCGTATTCCTGAGCGACGATGCTGTCTATGTCTATCGTGAGGTCGGCAAGCTCTTCTGATTCCTGCCTTGCGTTCATTGCCTCTACGCTGCGGAAGCCAACAGCCTCCTCAAACCCACCGAACTCGAGCGCGTCTAGTGCCTTCTCTGGCGGGATGACGCCCATCTGGAGAAGGTTCAAGATTGTCTCCTGCCTAAGCGGCTGCGTCCTGGGCATCAGGCTCGCCACATCAATATCAATGCTCGAGTAGACAACGTCTTCGCGGCGCACCTCTGCGATTTCAGCGCTGTGCCCGCGGCCAAGAATCGAAACAGCGATGCTCTCACTGCCAAACTCTTGCCAGAGCTTAATCATCCGCCTGCCAACACGCTTGAGCATTGCGCTCATCTCGCGGACAGTGGGGCCCATTCTGCGATTATCCAGCTCAGCAAGGAACGCGGTGAGGCGTCCTGTCGCGTTGCTTGTGGGTGACTCACCCCGGCTGGCATCGTTTACACCAGAGACGTACTCCATCATCTGAACAGTGCGCTCAGCAAACCCACCCGTCACCAGGGACAGGGGGTTGAGCGACATCTGCTGTGGAGGGCCCATCCTGGGGTTGAACTCGTTGATTGCCTTTGGCCTGGTGTTGATGCCACGAGATACGGAGCCCTTTGGTACAAACCACGGCGGCATAACCTCTTGGTCCCGGCGTACACGGTAACCATTCCACGTCACGGTGAGGTCACGCTGGAGTTGGAGAAGGCTTGTCCCAATGCCGGAAGCGTAGTCCCGGTGGGGCTCCAAGGAGAACTTCATGGTGTAGATGGGGAACTCCCCGCCAATCAGTCGGTCCTTGAATGAAACAACTGTGTCCCCGGCGACGATCACCTCAAGGCCCTCTGGGAACTGCGCTCCTGGCTTCTGCCAATAGTGGAGCACCCGAACCCGGTCTGCATCCTCAGATAAGTCCAGGTTTACACCCTCATTGTCGGCAATAAGCTGAAGCTGCCGTTTAACCGTGTCGTCTTTCTCGGAGGAGACGACCTTCGATATGTTGTTGTTGTTGAAGAACAGCCGCGCCTCTTCAATGTGCATGGTTGATTCGCGGATGCCCCAGAACGCCCTATCCCCACCGCCCACGCCGGGCTCATGGTGCCAGGAGAAGATGTCGATTGGTTCGACCACAAACCACCCATCTCGGCCCTCGTTCGCTTCCTTGTACTCGCCAATGCCAACCTGGGAGTCCCAGTCAACATAGACACCGGCATAGCCGGTCAGCACGCTGCGGAGGACAACCTGGTCCATAATGGCGGGCAGATTATTGGTGCGGTAGAAGTAGTCGAGCATCTTCTGGACGCCGCGAGCAGCTTGGCGTTGGTGGGTGCTGTCACCCATTGGGTCTACGACCCAGGTGGGGTGATTCGACACCACCATTGCCGCTGCCGTTCTGGCAATCGGCTGGAGAATGTTCAGGACCACCCTGTCTTCAAACCAGCGGGGCAGGCTTGAGCCCTGCGCTCTGGACGCGAAGTCCCTGGCGGTATCAATCGAGAACCCGCCGTATGCGAGAAGAACCACCATGGCCTCTTCCATCCGGTCTTTCTTGACCTTCAGGCAGGACTCCAGCCGCTCCTCAATGAGCTTCAGTAGTTTCCTTTCGCTGTCTGCTTGTTGTGCTGTCATGGTCTAGTATGGTCTAAGGCGGTAGCTGGGCAACACCCCAGGGAGCCGCCAGGGTTCTCGGAGCATGCCGTGCTCCGGGCTGAGCGCTGACAGCACAGGGTCCATCTGCGGGCCATATTCTAGATAACGCGACCCTCCTTGTGGCGTAGGGGCCACAAGGCTTGGAAGTGACGCAGGCATTTCGAGCCGAGGAACAAATGGGTCCATAAAGGTCCCCGGTGGGTCGTTAAAAACGGTTCGTGGCGGGCCAATAAACTCGTCCCGAGCATAGCTTGGGTCCTTATCCGCAAAGTCGAACTTGGCCTCCGCCAACGCGCCGGGACCCGCACGGAGGTGTCCCCGCCCAGGAATCCCCAGGCCACGGCTGGGTACTGCTTCGGTCGGCGGGGTAATGAGCGCACCAAGCCTCTTGGAGAACTCCTCTTGCTCCTTTAGTCGCAGGGCCGCCGCTTGCTTCGCAAGCTCTCCTGACTGCCAGGTCTGCAATGCCTGACGCCCGCCGCTTTCCGCGCCCGACAGCAGAATATCCTCCCAGTCACCGCCGCTCACCGCCTCACCCGCGAGCCCGCCACCAAGGGCGAGTGCTATCCCTGGGGCGCCGCCAACGACAGGTGATGCGACTAGAGCGCCCAGCTTGAGCAGGCCGCCAGCGTAATCGCGCCAGCTTGGGCTCTCTGCCGGCGCTTCATAAGAAAACAGTTCTCCTACCGGCATCACATATACTCCGTTACGTGGTGTTCATCGCTAGAGTCGGACTCGGTATCTGGGCCTATAGCATACAGCGTTCTGTGTGTTTCTTCACGCTCCAAAACTATCTGCCGGAACTCTTTTGTTATTTTGGTCATGTTGAACATGACGGCGGCAATCGTAACTGCGTGTCCGACGATGAGAAGCGAGCATATGATTATCATTGCGTCCATGGCCCCTACGGTGTCGGCATGTCTGGTATCTCGTCCAGGTCTTCCGGCACTATATCTATTAGGTCATATCCGCCCTCTGACACAAGCACTTTCTCTTCGTCCTCGTAGAGCGGGTTATTCAAATGATACCCAATCGCGGTGATTGCGGCCCTCTCTGGCTCGGTGTTTACAGAGCTTGTCTCCTCCATCTCGCGGACCCACTCTGAGTCTCTAGCCGGTATGGTTGTCAGGGCGCAGGCGCGGAACATGTCATCGCTTATTCTTGACCCGTCCTTGAGTTCCCTGCCTTTCCCTGGGCATCTCCAGGTGTGTCTGACGGTGTCGTCGCGGCTGCGCTTGGCGATACGCTTGACCCAACCTATCTCCTTGAGCAGCCGTGGGTGTCTTGCCAGCGTGGTCCCGGAGTTGAGGTCGTGCCGCATCATCGACAGCAGTGTGGCAACGGTTTCCTGCGTAGGCGTGAACCCAATCTTACGCCCCTGTTTCTGTCCGTACTCATCGAACGACTCTTGCCCGTAGAGGTTTGGGTAGACGAGCCTGATGAGCGTATTGATTACACCGAGCCCACCGCCAGCGCGTTCAACATTGAGTGTAGCATTGTTATACCAGCGTCCAATGGCGTCAAGATACAGTGCCTGAAGGTCTGTTCCAATATCGTTACGACAACCAACAGCAACAATCTTGCCGTCGCATCGAACCACGAACGCAGCGTTGTCCCCGCCTGTCCCCTCGCTCGGGTCAAAGCCAACAATGTATCGCTTGTCACCATCAGGAGGGTCGATAACTTGAATCCAGCCATCCGCAGACTCCACGGGCTTTACCCGCTCTTCTGGGTCGCTATCTAGCGCTACAAGCAGCGGGTCCTTCTCTCTTCGCACCCCCTCATCCCCAAGCGAGGCGTCGTCAAGCAGGATATCGTAGCACGTAAACACCTCTACAGCAGCAGCCTTTTGTCGCTCCTGGCCGTTGGCGTTCAAGAAATTGTAGCTCGCAGAGCGAAACGCCTCCTCTGCTGTGGACGGATACTCCCGGCAGAACTCTTCCTCTTTGCCCATGAGCCGGGTGGCCAGGGTTCTTCGCCGCCAGTAGACTTGGCCGAGGTTGAGTTCCCCGTTAATGAGCCAGTCGTGTTCTTGTTGGCTGAGGTGTTTCAGGTCATCGAGGGCGCTCTTGTCCCCGGCTGCTGCCCGGTCACCGATGTCCTTGAGGTCGGGGTCCAGCTTCTCGGTGTCATCGTACTCTGGGTGTGAGGTCCATGGGACAAAGACCCTTGTCCATTGCGACCATGGGTCCTCTGCCTGCTCCCATAGTTCCCAGAAGATACCGTGTGGGCCTGCGGATGTGCTCTCCATCACGCAGATGGAGCCTGACACGTCGGCCAAAGAGGAGGTCATGGCTGGGATGATGCGGTCCCCGTTGCTCCAGAAGGCGACCTCGGAGCAGTGGATGAGGTCAGCGGTTGTGCCACGGGCGGCTTGGCTTTGACCGGCTGTGTCGATTGAGAGGACTGAACCGTTCTCCCATTCGTACTGGGAGTCTGTGCGCTCGACGGTTCTGCTCCAGTCGTCTTTGATTGCGGGAGAGAACTTCTCCCACATGCGCCGGTTCATCCCCATCAGCTTCCTGGTTGTGCGTTCGCGGTCTGCGATAACGAGGGCTTCTGTGTAGGGAACAAAGCGACAGCGGTGCATGGTCATCGCCTGGAAAAAGGTAGATGAGCCCCACTGCCTGTGCTTGAGGACAAGCAGCCAGACGGCGCGTTCTTGTGTGTCCAGTTCCTCGATGGTATTGTGTAGGGTTAACTGGCCTGGGTTCATATCTAGTTGTATGAGCCCGCCTTTGACCTTGTGCTTGGGACGAATCCAGACCTCGTTCTTGCAGAAGAAGGAGAGGTCGTCTTCGCACCGCCGGAGATATTCCGCTCTGGCGTCACTCACCCTCAACCTCTGCCAGCCTTGCGGCGTAGTCTATCTCCGCCTCCTCCGCCTCTTCCTGCTCTGCGATGAGCTTCACGGCGCTGTTGGCAATCCGGGAGGCGACCCGGCTTCTGTCCTGGACGCCCTGGATGACGCCGCTGCCAACGAGGTAAAGCTCTAGGGCCTTCATGTTCCCGTTGACGATACCCTGGTAGGCGCTGGCCTGGAGCACGGCATCCGCGGCAGACTCGAGGTCTCCTTTCTTTGTGGCGGCGACGGCCTCGCGGTACAGCGCAAGCAGCTCTTCATTCGGGTCCTTGTTCATCTCTTCTTGGCGCCCTTCTTCTTAGTTTTCTTGGCGTAAGTCTTGGCGTCAGCCTTGCCCTTCGTTGTGTATGGGAACTTCTTTTTTCCAACCTTTGGCATCTCTTCCTCCTGGCAGGTTTGTTTGAGCTTCTTTACGGTCTTCATCACCTTGGTGGCCCAGCGGGCCGAGGCCGGCAGGCACCGGTTCCCAGAATTGTAGTGACAGACAGCCCTGGCCTGAGACCCGGTCCTGGTCACCCAATACTGAAGATATTCAAGGCCAACGTCAATCAGGTCACACGGCTTGCCTTCCTTGCAGTGGATACCGGGCATGACCTGGAGGACGCCCTGCGCCCCAACCCTGGACACCGCGTTGCGATAGGAGCTTTCATGGAACGCCAGCCCGGCGACCAGGAAGGGGTCTACACCCTTGGCCTCTGCTCTGTTCTGGACCTCGAGGCACCAGGCCATCCGGTTTGAGTAGTCGTACTTGTCCAGGTTCTTTACGCCTAGAAGTGCGATGCACACGGTCAGAGTGCAAGTGTGTAGGGTCAGTTTACGTCGCACACCGATACTCCAGTCAGGTCAGCAATCTCGCAGACAAGGGCTTCAATAATTTCATCTCCGCAGCGAATGACCTCGTCCATGCGCTCCACTTCACGGAGCAGCTTGACCAGTTCCGGCAGCACGGGGCCCATCTCCGGGGAGTCGGCTGCTGCTGCGAGGACGACCTCTATGCGTTTACGGGTTGTCGAGTTGAACGACCCGGCAGGAGATACGCGGTCCTTTGCCGCCAATTTCTTCAAAATACTTCGTGATGTTAGTAAAGGCAATTTGTGCATCATCGTTCCACCACCCGGTGTCGTTTAACGCATCGCATATGCTCTTTAGCACATTGTCCGCGTCTGGTTTCTGAAAATGAAAGAGTCTCCCTGGTCGCTCTGTCTCGTCTTTCTTACGACGAAGGCGTTTGGGCCTGGCGAAGGTGGCTGTAATATAGAGACCAAGCGGCCCCTCAAATGGCTGTGCTGGCCTGTACTGGGCAGCAAAAAGCGCGAACTGTTGTTCCCAGCGGACCTGTTCTTTCGGCGTATAGGCCCGGCCTTTGGCTGTCCTGTGCCGTGATTTGCCTTTGGGTGCGATGGGTATAGTGAACTGTATATCGGTTGGGTCTTTCATCTTTCCATCTCGGCAACAGCGGAGAGAATCTTCTCGAGGCTTCGTGTTCTGCCCTGCCTCCAGGCCAGCATGTGTGACCTTCTTTGCATATCTGCCGGCCCGGTCAGCGCTCGGATTACGCGGTTGAGCCTGTCCACCTCTTCTGCGAGTTCCTGGTTAATCCTCGTCAGGGCATTAATCCTGAGCAGAAGCTCCTCTATGTTCTGGTTGTCATCTTTCAATTGCGTTGAACATGCTCTCTTTGGGCATAAGCTTAACACGGTTTTTCACATCTGTAGCAACCTCGAGTGGTATCGTCTGGCAGTCTATGGCGTCAACCTCTTCTATGACTTGTTTTGCCAAGACGAGGTCCATCATCGTCATATCCTTTACCAGGCGGCAGAACGCCTCAAAGTTCTCCTTGGTCCAAACGTACTTCGCCCAGTGCTCTGGTGACGTGATGACTTCGCCGTCCACGGCTCTTACGGCTATATCTCCTGCGAGGATGGCAGCGTAGGCTCCTACTCGTACCTGTTCTTTTGGTGTGAAGTTCACATTGTTGGCGTGAACCCCTGCGCCGCAGTGGCACCGTGTGACAGCGCCGCGGCTGAAGTTCTCGAGCCCGTTCATATCGTGTTCTCTGTTATCTTCTCTGTACCCTTTGTTCTCGCAGTCTTCGCAGCGTCGTTTTTTATCCTTGCTGTTGAACTGTCGTGCCAGTGTGGTGGCGAGTGTTCTTGGGTATGGCAGCGCTTCGCTCAAGCCGATGAGCAGCTTGACAGCCGAGATGACATCTTCGTTTTCGTAATCGCGGCAGACCTCCATGTAGTTCATGACGGTTCTGTCATCTGGTTTGCGGTTGTACATCTTGAGCATGTGGTGGATAGCCAGCTCTTTGTTCATCATGTGCTTTCTCCTAGTGATGGGTATGAAGTGAAGTTGTTCTGTGTTCGGTGAGCATTTCTTGCCACATGGCTTTGGTGATTTCGATAACTCGTTTTTCTTCTTTGGCGATGTCTCTGGCTTGGAGGCCGAGGACAATCTTTTTTCTCACGTCATCCCAGAAGACGCGGAAGTCTGTCTGGCCTTGGTCGAGTCTGTCGCGGAGCCAAGATCGAACCTTCATCTTCAGGTCCTCAACAGAGTCCGCGATACGGTCTTGCTCCCTAAAAGACCGGGGGCCGTCCTCTTCACGGTCCTCCCAGTTGTCGAAGTCGCCGTTTAAAATCGCATCCAGATTGCTGGCATGACTGAAGTTCTTCAGCGTGAACCCCCTCGGGAACTTCTTCGTCGCCCCCACACACCCCGGTATCAACGCCGCCGCCTCAAACATCTCAGACCACTCAGACTCCGTAGGCCGCTCCTGGGCACGCTTCTTCAAACGAACGTACATCTTGCTGCCACGGGTGATTCCCCTGGCCTGCTTCCCAGAACGCTTATGCGGAACGAAGACCTCGTTGTACAACTCCACTATGCGAGAAACACTAAGGGGAACTACAAGGGGTATCTTCTTCTTGTTAACTTCTTCTTGTTCTAATTCACTATATAGGGGGGCGTCATGGGTGTCACCCCCAGGCGTCATGGGTGTCACCCGTGTCACCAGTGTCGCGTCAGGGGCGTCATGGGTGTCACCCCTCTTGGAAGACAACCCCCCGCTTTTCTTAGCTTTTGCTTTTTTAGGGGGTGTCATGGGTGTCGCGGTAGGGGCGTCACCAGTGACACATTTCCCGTAGTTTAGGTAGTACAGAGACGACCTGTTTTGTCGTTGTTCGATGTTGATGGCGCCTAAGCCCTCCAGGTGTGAGAGTGCTCTTTGAACGCCCCGCCTTGAGATGCCGGATTCTTCGGCCAGGGTGTTGATGCTGGGGAAGCATGCTGCCGAGTTCTTGTTGATGTGGTGTTGCAGCCAGCACCAGGTGATGAGTGTGTTGGCTGGCAATGGCTTCGAGTCATGCGGCTGGATAAGGTACAGGGGGACCACGACGAAGGGAGTCCCAGAGAACTGGCTCATGGTGGCTCCTAGTGTTTTGGTGTGCTGAGCGTGACGATAAGCCCGCGGTACCCACGTTTAGTAGAGATGAAACCGTTGTCTCTCAAGGTCTCTAGCCCGTAAGAGGCACAGCGGCGCTTGCACCCAACGATGTCCGCAACGTCCTGGATGGTGATGAAGACCTTGCCCTCCTCATCTGCCGCAGAGTAGAGATGGGCCCACAACAAAACAAGGTACCGGGTCCCGACCCTCTTCGCTTTGAGACGAAGCAGCTCCTCCGGCATCTGAATGGACGCAGGCGCAAGAGTGCCCTGGTCCCGATAATCGCTCCACGTATGTAGCATTGCTTTACCCGGCTAAGTGAATCACGAACCTAGCACAGATAAACCAATATGTCAACTACGTGCGTATTAGAATGGCACGTTATCTTGAGAGGGCATATCCAGGCCGGCGCCCAGGTGCTCCTCAATGGCCTCTTTTGCCGAGACCTGGAAGTCAACGTACACATCATTATCGGGGAACCCGACATGCCCGGCGTACTTGGTCTTCCCTTGTGCCTCATACTTCTGAGAGGGCACAGCAATCCAGGTCCCTTTGGACCCATTGCGGTACTGGCATCCTCTAATCACCACGCCAACATCATCAAGCATCAAATCTGCGTAGCCCAGGAGCCCTTCGGAGTTCAGCTCCTTGTATCTAGCAACACTAATCTTCACAGGACCTCCAAAAAGTGAAAGAGAGAGAGGGCCATTAGGAACCCTCCCCCTCATCCATCACCTTAACGGGGAAAGCCTCTATACCCTAGACTACACCCCGCCCTTATGTCAACCCCCTCCTGATAAAGGTCCCCCTCCTTATACCTCCCTCTAAATTAACCACCCCCATAGCTCTATCTCTATATATAGGGCTCTATCTCTATATAGGGATACCATATATCTCCAGAGGGCTGGGCTCAATGGGCAATCTGCTCAAGAAAAAAAGCTATTTCATAAAAATAAACGAGCCTTCATGAAAAAAACAGATAATTTCGGAAGGCGGGGACCACTTTAGAAACCCCACCTGATGCTTTTAGAAGGAATCACATGCTTTTAGAAGGCATCAGATATTTTTAGAAGGCATGGGCCCCCTCTTCCATTACATCTCTAGGGAGGCCGCCGGCGGATTGGGCTTCTAGACCTCCCCCGGCCCCATTCGCTGCGCTCACATGCGCGCCACGCGCGCTACATACTTGAAAAATCAAGTATGTAG